CGGCGGACTGAGATCGGCGAACTCGATGCGACGCGCGAGGTTGGGGGACAACCGCGGGCCGTCCCACGCAGCGAGGATGTAGCTGTGCAGCTTGGTGAGCTGGGGCTCGAGTGTCGTGGTCTGAAACGAGTAGACGCTCTCGTGCCATGTCTCGCGCTCCGCTTCGCCCTTCCCGAAGCCGCCGGGAGACACCCCCCAAAAAACGGTGACCGGAACACCGAGCGCGGCAGCGAGCCACACCATGAAGGGGTTGGTCAGCCCTTCGACGCCCGACAGGTTGCGGTTGAGCGACTCGACGTCTTCGTGGTCCTTGTCGAGAACCCAGGCGTTGTAGAGAGACTTCGCCCGGTCGACCATCGACATGTGGGAGTAGGCGAGACCGGCGTTCTCGTTCCACCCCTTCTTCATCAACTGCGAGATCTTGTACTTGACAACGCTCGACTCGCGCGCCGCAGTACGGATGCCGCCGGCAGCTTCGATGTATGCCGCGAGCGAGTCTTGCAGCGTGTCGAGGGTCGAGTAGCCGTCGACGGTGCGGAACGACAGGACACGCGACGCGTGCACGAGCAGCTGACCCGAGCCGCGCTGCATGGCGTCGGTCAGGTCGTTGCCCGCGTAGCTGATCGAGTTGGGTCCGTGCCGTACGCCGTCTTCCAAGACGCCGTTGATGTCGGTGATCTGGTACGTCTCGACTTCGCTGAAACTCGTCGAGTTGGAGCCGGCCAGCTTGTAGTAGGAGAAGTCGCGCCGGTCGATGACGACGGCCCAGCGGATCGAGCAGATGCCGTAGGGGTCGACAGGCTTGGAGAAGTCGATCGTCCCGTCTTTGCTGTCGTCGATCCCGAGCAGAACGATCGCGTCGCCGTACTGTCGACCACGGCAGATCGCCCGCGCGCACTTGGCTAGGATGCCTAGCCGTGTCTCGTACGCGGTGACCTGCTTGGCCAGCGCGATCTTGTCGGGTACGCGGTCGTCCTCGACGACAATCTTCCATCCTTCGCTCGTCGCCGTCGCGCCGAGCAGGTTGATCGCGCGGAAGCTCAACGCGTTGCGACCGAGGGCGAACAACTCCTTGCGTTGCAGCATCCGTTGCGGCAGCCAGCGATTCATCCAGCTCGGGTCGTTGGGCGTCCCGAAGCTGGTAATCGCGTTGAACAGCATCTGCGTGCCGCCCCAATCCCCGTAGCCCGCAGTCGGCAGATCGTTCGGGTTGTCGACCACATCGCGGACAGCTGACGCCGCCGCGGTCGGGACCGAGGAGATGGGCATCGACGGTGCGAGTGCACGTCGGAGTCGGTCAGTAGCGCGGTCGAACAAGCCCATGGGTGTAACCAGTCTACGCTACCGGATGTTGAGTAGGTGCTTCCCGAGGAGTCGATCGCGGCAGATGATCTGCTGCGCTTCGGCGTCTCGTCGATCGTTGGGCTTGCCATGGCTCGCCATCTCGTGAACCCACGAGCCCTTTTCTTGGATCGAGCCGACCCACTCGTCGGTGATCAACGGGCGCAACGGGTTGGTCGGGTCCTTGCCCCACGAGCCCACCGGGATCCGCATGCGCTTCTTCTCGGTGATCGTCGCCGCAAGACGCCAGCACGCGAGCTTGTTGTTCGCCTTGGGGACCGCGACGATCGGGTACTTGTGACTGTACTTGCTGATCAGCGTGGGACCGAGCGCCTTGTCTTCGACCCAGATCGAGCCGCGTCGCATGGCGTGACCGAGCGCGGCGTTCCACTTCTCGTAGAGCCGCTCGAGTTCGGCTTCCATGTCGGGGAGACTCCAATGTCCACGACCTTCGTCGAGCTTGAAGTAGTGCTCGCCTGCGTCCTCACCCGCCTTGGGGTCGACCATCATGACGCCGGTCACGGCGATCACGGCGAACGACTGACCCTTCTCCGACAGATTCGGGTCGATCGAGAAGTCGATGCACCACAGCTTGTCGAGGTCGAACGACTCTCCGAAGGTCAACCAGTACGCGGGTTGGAACAGCTTGATGCCGGCCATGTTGGGCCGCTGTTGCCACAGTCCGTCCCACACCCATTTTTGCCCGCTCTTGATGAGCGCGCGCTTTTGACTCTGGTAGAAGCTCGTCGACTTATGCTTAGTGTCGAGACCCTCTCCAGGTTGCCGCGGATCGTTGACGTCGATCGGGTCTTCGGCCAGCGCGGCGAAGCGGAGCACCTTGATCAAATCGGTGCGTCCGTCGAGTTCTTCTTCCCAATACTCGACCAGTTCGTCGGCGAAGTCGGGCTCAGTCCACCGCGTGCCGATGTAGAGCTGGACGGAGAACGGCGACTCACCGCGCGTTGCGAACGTCGACGTGTAGAACGTCCACATCCGCGAGTGGAAGGTCGGCGACATCGCGTCGTTGTCGTTCTTGATCAAGTCGTCGATGATGCCGACGTCGTAGCCCCACCCGGTCAACGACGCGTCCATACCTTGCGCGAGGTAGTAGCCCTGCGCTTCTTCGTAGCCGCCGCGCGGGTTCTCGGGGTCGCGTGGCTTCAACGTGCGGAACAACGTCGCCTTGTCGGTCGCCTGCACCTTGCGCTCGCGGCCGCGCTCGTCGATCTCCATCTCGGCACCGAAGCGCGTCGAGAAAGTGCGCTTGTAGTCGACGTGGTTCATGAACTGCCGCGTGTGGTTGAGTCCCTCCTTGGCGAGTTCGGTGCCGCGAGACGTGGCGATGATCTTCAAGTTGGGGTCTTGGCCGAGCGCAAGCGCGGGCAACAACTCCCGTCCGTGGAGCGATTTGCCGTGTCGCGGCGGCATAGAGATGCAGACGCGCGCATAGCCGCCACGTTGGCCCTTGTAGCGGTTGTACCGAATCAACCCCTCGCACGCTTCCGCGATGCTGCGGTGGTACCAGCACAAACGCTCGCCGTAGTTGGGGACGACCAACGAACCGAGCGTCGACATGCGAAGCCCGGCGAGCGGATACGAGGGGTTGATTCGATCCTGCATGTCAGTCCAGATAGGTGCGAGGCGACGGACCCGAGAGCGAGTCTCGTTCGCGCAGACGTCGAGCGAACGCACCTTCGTGCGCAGGGGCAACGAGCAACGACAACGCGTCGTCGACCCGTTGCATGTGGTTGACGCGTCGCTGCACCTTGCCGCCGCGCGGCGTTCGGTGCGTGACGATCGCGGCTTCGATGACCTCGGCATCCGAGCAGCCGAGCGCCCGCATCTGCGCGATGATGCCCCCGAACGACTCGGACTCGAGCACGTCTTCGCCCACGCGCAGCTCGAACCGTGGGAGCGGGGCGAGGCTGCGGTAGGGATCAGCCGACGCCACAGGTCGACGCGCTCGGGCCCGAGTGCGCAGCCACGCGAGACGTAGGTGTTGGCGCAACGTGAGGACGACCATGCCGAGCGCACGAGCCAATGCCGGCAACGTGGGCTCGCCCGATGGTAGATGACCGGGCTCGCGCACGGCGTCAGTCTTCACGCTTGTTTTCCTCCGTGACGGTGGGGCCGCGTCTTGTTGTAGGTCATCTTCGCTTTGATGGCCGCGTTGAGATCGAGTCCGAGGCCCGCGCAGATGCCCGCGAGCTTGCGAAGCGCCTGCACCATATAGACGGCGTAGGTGTCGAAGGCGTCCACGCGCACGTCTTCCGTAGCCTTGTCGATGTCGTGGCGCACGCCCGACAACCACTCGATGACGGCGAGCTGACGCTCTCGGTCGGTCGTGGCCGCTTGGATGTCTCGGCACGCCTGACTGCTAGACGCGTTGGTGAGCCAAGTCGTCGGCAAGTGTGCGCCGGTGTCTGCGTCGATCACCTGTGCGTTGATCAGCTCGATGCCTAGAGCGCCCGCCGTATCGCCGACTCGCACCACGACATCGGCGATCTCCACGACGAAGCCTTCCGGCTTCCCGCTCTCGCCGAAGTACATGTGCAGGTTGGGCGTCTCGTCGACGGGCACGTAGAGCAGCTCTTGCGCTTCGCTCAACTCGGTGTGCATGAGCGCGTGTGAACGCAGCACGCGGTCGTGGTGGACGATGTACTCGTCGCGCGCGTCGTCGAGCGTACCCACGATGCCGGGCTCGCGCATGGGACGGTCGTGCCACCCCTTGCTGGTTGCAGTAGCGTAGGCTTCTTGTTGAATCTCTTGAATGGTGAGCATGTCGATTGTCCTTGTCAGGAGCGCAGTCGGTCGAGGGTGTGGCCGCCCCACGTTTCGTCGGGGCCTTCTTGGCCGGGAGGTCCATGGCGGAGATCGGTCGAGTCTTGATAGGCGAGCACTTGATCCCCGGTCGCGGCGTTGAACTGCGCAAGATCGCGGCGCTCTTGCTCGGCGTACCGACAAGCG